GATGAGGCGCTGCGCGAGGTGTGGCCATGAAAAGCAACATACCCAGGGCCAGGCTTGAAAAGGTCAGTCGATCGCTGCTGCGCCTGCATCGTGTCGCCGTCGTGCGCATGGAGAACGACGACCAGTATCTGATCGACTGGCGAGAGGTCCGGGCCATCGCGCCAAGCCGGCAGGTCATGGGCGCCCTCTGCGACATCTCGCACCGCTGGGTTATCTACATCGGCGCGTTCTGCCTGGATGCCAAAGGCCAGCGCTACATGAAATCGACTGAGATAGCGCCGGACGGCATGTTCAAGTCCAAGACGCTAGCCAGCGCACTCGAGCACTACTACCGCGAGCTGCTGGACGGCTGCAACCCGAACCACATCGTCGGCTCTGGCTGGATAGCCATGCCGGGCGGCACGTCGCTGGACGAGGCGCAGGCCGCGCGGATCTTCGAGGCGTGCGGGGCGTGGAAGGCACAGGAGCAAGCAGCATGACAGCAGTAGCCAAACACCTGGACGGCGAGCTGGTCGAGGACGTTTCCGAGTTCTTTGCCCCAATGTCTGCCGATCTGGTCGACGGCTTGATCGGCCAATACAACGCGGCGCGCAGCAACATCGAGGCGCTGGCAGAGGCTGTACGCTTCGGCCAGAACGCATCAGCCCTGCACTACTTCGTCGAAGGCAACGTGCGGGAGCAGCGGCACAGTATGCCGACCACGGTTGAAGCGCTGTTCCGCGTCGAGGGCGCCATTGCCCAGCTCAACGCCGACTTCTGGAGCCGCGCGCTGCGCATGACGGACGTGATGGACTACATGCCGCAGAAGCGGCGCGAGGAATGGCACGAGCAAATCCGCAACCCGGAAGGACGCAAGGCAAGCAAGTACAGTGGCGAGACAGAGCTGCCGGCCCTGCCAGAGTTTGAGGAAGCAACGGTGCGGTCAACGCTTACCAGTCTGCTGCACAGCCGCTCTCAGTTCCTGGCTGAGCGTGTCGACGGCATCTTCCGGGCGCTGAGTCGGCAGCACGTTACGAACCAGCCGCAAGGCTTCGGCAAGCGCATGATCATCCAGGGCGTGTTCAGCTACGGAACGGCCGGGCATATCAACGACCTGCGGTGCGTCATCGCAAAGTTCATGGGGCGCGACGAGCCAAAGCATGGCTCTACCGATCCCGTCATCAAGGCGGCCAGCCGGCAGAATGGGCAGTGGATGTCGGTTGACGGCGGAGCGCTGAGGATTCGCGTCTACGGTGGCGTAGCGACGGCTCACCTTGAAGTTCATCCGGACATGGCGTGGCGGCTAAATGCGATCCTGGCCAACCTGCACCCGACGGCTATACCGGCTGAGCTGAGAACAAAGCCGAAGCGCACCAAGAAGCTCAAGGACTTTGAGTTGTTCGACAGGCCGCTGCCGTTCGCCGTGGTTGACCTGCTCGCCGGGATGCGCCAAGTCAGCGAAAAGCTGGACGGCTGGCCAGAGCGCTACAAGGACGTGCCGAACGCGATGCGCTTCGACTATGGCCAGCACGACAAGGCCGCAATGGCAGAAGCTGAGAAGGTATTGCAGGCGCTAGGCGCGACCAAGGTCGGCCACTACTGGCAGTTCGATTACAACCCGACCGAGGTGCTGGACGCCGTAGTGTGCTCTGGCTGCATCCCTGACCAGAAGTCGCACCAGTTCTACCCGACCCCGGAGAACATCGCGCTGGCGGCGGTTGAGTTGGCACAGATCGAACCGCACCACGGCGTGCTTGAGCCGAGCGCAGGCCAGGGTGGCATTGCCGATCATCTGCCACAGCTGCAAACGACCTGCGTCGAGATCAGCCCTCTGCATTGCGAGATCCTGCGCGCCAAGGGGCACAGCGTCATCGAGGCCGACTTCCTGAAGTGGGCGCCAGGCCAGCCCAAGGCAGACCGCATCGTGATGAACCCGCCATTCAGCGAAGGCCGCTGGCAAGCGCACCTAGGGGCAGCCGCAGCCCTGCTCAAACCGGACGGGCGCCTTGTGGCAATCCTCCCGGCCAGCGCCAAAGGCAAGGAGCTGCTGCCGGGCTTCGCGCACGACTATTCACGCATCTACGACAACGAGTTCGCCGGCACGAGCACTGCCGTCGTGATCCTGACTGCCATCCACAAATGAACGCACCCATCTTCTGCCGCACGGACGGCAAGCGGATCGGCCAATGCGCCTGTTTCCGCTGCCGCCCACCGGAGGCCCAATGCGACCCAAGACCCAAATCTGGCTGCACAAGCCGACCAACACCCGCCAGTGGAAGCGTTTCGGCTTCGGCCTGTTCATCCTGATCCGTCGCGCCTAACCCCCTAACCCCACCCAAACACACAGCCTGCCGGCGAGAGTCGGCGGGGAGGTAGAGACATGTCCATACATCGCGAATTTGTGCAGATGCTCGGTTACGACCCTTACAGCTACGAATTCCTTGGCTTCGACAGGGATAGGGTCGATTTCATTGAGTTAACCGACTGCTATCAAACTCACCTTTACTACGAAATCTGCGGGATGCTGGAGAGATATTCAGCCGATCATTTCAGGCCGCGGAAGGCCCGCGCAAAGCGACTTGAGCGGCTTGTGAAGATATTCAAGACGGTCTGCCCGAACCATCTGAAAGAAGAAGAGTGGGGTGACGGAATTGTTCCTTTCTAACTATTGGCAGCGAGCCGTAAGCCACGGGAGAAACTGACATGGCCGAAATTCTGATCGGCAAGTTCGTGCGCCGGATATTCAGCAATGAAAGCGGCAGCTACCAGATCCTTGATTTGCGGATATCAGGCGGCAGGCACGTACGCGCAGTATTCGACGGGGTGCCGGCACCTGAGCCAAGGAAGACCGTCGAGTTCACGGTGTTCGGCGAGTACGTGAGGCATCCGCAGTACGGCAGGAATCTGAAGGTGGCGAAGTTTGAGCGTTATGCAGGGGTCAGCCAAGAGCATAAGCAGCAAGCCGAAACCGATCGAATGGTGCGAAAGATCGTTGGCGGAGCAAGCAGCCAGCCAGCCGCCTAACCCCACACGCAGCAGGAGATAGACATGCACACAGACAAGGCGATAGCTGAGTTCGAGGCGTGGGCAGGCAGCGAGGCGTTCGGCCTATCACCAGCCCACTTTGAAAAGGATGAGGCAGGCGACTACATCAACTATCCGACCCAGTGCTACTGGCTAGTTTGGCAGGCATCGCGGGCTGAGTTGGTTATTGAGCTGCCACCTCAAGTGACAGCCGAGGACGTGAGGGAGGCTGTTCCGTTCGATGCCGATGGCGACTATGCCGTGGATGCTGCTCACATGGTGAACGGCGCAATATCCGCCTGCGGCTCATTTGTTAAAGCAGCCGGCGTAACGGTGAGGGGGTGAGTATGAGCCTGTGGCAATCATTCAAGCGCCTGCCGGAGCAGGAGCAGAAGCGCCAGTTTGAAATCCTCGCCAAGTCCGACATGCAGCGAATCCGCATGGAAGTCTGGATAGAGGAAGAAGGCGAGCGCACGAACGTATGCGTGAAGAACGTCCTCGGCAAGCGCTGCAGTTACTGCGGCTGCCGGGAATTGGAGGGGTGAGATGGAACCGGAAATTTTGCATGTGCCAGAACTGGCGAAGATGCTGAACCGCACCGAATGCGCGATCCGCTCTGCTATTCGAGACGGGGCAAACTGGCTGCCGCCTGGATTCAAGCAGGGCGCTCGGCATTGCTGGCGTACAGAGTCGGTCCGCATGTTCTTGCGGGAGTATGAGAGCGGCGAACACAAGGCGCCGAAGGTAGGCAGGAAGCGGCGCGAGCCGCCGAAGCTGAGGGGTGTTGCGTGACTAGCCGAGCTTGTCGGCCAAGTCGTGAGGGCTTAAGTGAGTGTACCGTTGCAACTGGCCAAGCGTGCGGTGGCCAGTAATTGCAGCCACCTCCATCATGGTGAAGCCGCGCTCGAACAGGCGGCTCGTGGCCTCGTGGCGCAGGTCGTGATAGGTCAGTCCGACCACGCCGGCAGCCTTGCAGGCAAGCGGGAAGTAGTTGCTGACGGTCTGAGGCGAAAGTGAGAACACGCGGCCATTGATCTGCTTCGGCAGTTCGTCCAGCAGCTTGCGTGCCCGGCTCGAGAGCGGTACCAGCCGGCGAGATCCGTTCTTCGTGTCTTCGAGGTGCGCGACCTTTCCTTTGATCTGGTCGCGCCGCAACAGTACCAGTTCGGATCGGCGCATTGCCGTATCGGCTGCCAGCTCAATGATCACCGGAAGCTCGTGGTGAATCTTTGCGGCCTCTGCGTAGATCCTGCTCAGCTCATCGCTGGTCGGCCGTCGGTCACGCGACTTACTGCCGGCAGGCATCCGCAGGTTCCGGCACGGGTTTACCAGCCCTTCAATCCCCCATTCCTTCGCGGCCACTGTATATAGGTGGCTGATGATGGCCAGGTTCAGGCGAACCGTTGCGGTGGATTTCCCCTCCTTCAGCCTTTCATCACGCCAGGCGGCTAGGTCAGAAGACTTGAGCGAGGCCAGCGACTTCTCCGCCAGCGGATCTTCCATCCACCGCTTTATGCGGACGCCTTCTTGCTTCTCACCCTTCTTGTGATCGCTTACCTCGCGCCGGTACCGCTTCAGCGCCTCAGCCAGTGTCGTGCTTTCGGCCTCGCGGATATCCACGAACCGCGCGCGCGACATGTCCCCCTCGACCTCGGCCGCCCATCGCTGGGCTTCTGCCTTGGTGTCAAAGGTAGCTGATAGGGTTGGATATCCTTTGCGGCGAACCTGGGCACGCCAGGAGCTTCCGCGCTTCTCGAAATAGGCCATGCGGGGGAATCTATGGGGGAGCGTAGGGGAGCGTCAAGCGAAGCCATTCCCCCAAATTTGCACCAATCTGCGCACCAAAGAAAAAGGGCTTGGAGGTCGAAACCCGCCAAGCCCTTGATTTCACTGTGTTAGTGGCGGAGAGATAGGGATTTGAACCCTAGGTACCCTCGCGGGTACAACGGATTTCGAATCCGTTTAGCGCCCCCGCCCCGCCGAAACACTCAAGCCCGAACACCCCGTTCTTAGCGCCTTCACGCACTACCCCATGTAGTAGCTAGGCGATATTTGGGGGAATGCGATCACCAAAATTCCCCCATGCCATTCTCAGCCCGTCCGGGCAACCCAATCCCCCTACGCGATAAACCGTATGCGGTACGCCTCACGCTCTGTCGAGTTCATGAACTCCCATGCGAAGTCTTCGGCTTTCGGCCCGCCCTTGCACTGCCCGTAGCGATACCAGCCGCCCACGCGCAGGCCGGAGTACATCAGATTGCGCTTGATGACTTCGACGCCGAGGGTTTCCAGCATCTCGCGGAACAGCTCATCGGCTTCGGCTCGGCTGACCTGCTGAGAGCAATAAATCCAATCGTGAATGACGCCTGCGGCCCGATGGTCGATGCCGTCAAACAGAGGGTCTACCAGCCACGGTATCGACGCCAGATCGGTGATGAACCAGCGCGGCACGGTGAATTCCCGGCCATCGCGCGCGTGGTAGCGGAACGGCTCCAGCAGCACCCACTCGCCCGGCTTGTACGCCCGCAGATCCAGCGCCCCGGAGAACCATGCGTTACTCATCGTCCACCCCGGCACATTGGATGTTGATGCGGTTCGGCGCCATGGCTAGCGCGACGGCCTCGCGGTTTGCGCTGCGGGCTGGCTCGGGCAGCATGCAGTAGCGGGCGACGGCGTATTGGGCGGACTGGATGACGGTGCAACCTTGCAGGACGAGCAGCAGGCAGGCAATAGCGATCAGGCGAATCATTTCCGGCCACCATGCTCGAGGGAGAAGTGATTGCCGTCCGGCGATGAGAATCTTCCGCCCCATGCGCCACCGATCGACTCCCAAAACTCGCCTAGCTCCCGGTAGTCCTCGCTTGCGGTCATGTACTTGCCGCCCTTGAACAGGTTGAAATCGACAGCCAGCCGCTCCTTGTGCAGCGAAACCGCTGAGCTGTAGGACTTCTTTTCGCCCACAGCGCCGTGCACACGCGGGTCGCGGTAGGCATCGCCGAAGGTCAGCTCATAGCCATTGGCATAGGCGAATTCGATCAGCTGCCCGATCATGCGGGTGAACTGCCGCTGCTTTGATCCGAGGGTCATACTTTTCTCCAGGAATTAAAAAACCCGCCGAAGCGGGTCTGTGTGTTGCGGATGGGTTACGGCCAGCCTTGCTCGAGCATGTCCGGCGTGAAGGTGCCGGCATCAAGAGCGTCGAGCAGTTCTGCCTCCCGGTTAAAGCAGGCCTGAACGTGGCCTCGAGCAGCATTCGCAACCGCGATGATCTGCTCAGCCGTCAGGTCAACAAATCCGTCAGGCGTTTTCCAGCGCAGCGCATACGAGGGGTCGAGCATGGCCTGAACCGTGGCGCCAGTGATGAGCGCCTGGCTGTCGCGGCCAGTGTCGATGTGCATGCCGCCAACGTCGATACCTGCCACCTCCGCCTGCCAGCGGCGGTTGGCGATCTGCTGCACAAGCCCGGTGCGCTGCTGCCGCTCTCTCTCAACCTCCCGCTCAGCCAGCAGCCTGTCGCGCTCTTCCGCCGAATACTTCTCGACGACTTGCCATTGTTGCAGCCACGTTCCGTCAGCCTGTTTAACTGGCGCAATTTCCTCGACGCTTTCAATTAGCTCGTCAACGAGAGGCGTCTCTGCGGGCCTTACAGGATAAACACCCCACTCTGCTAGCAATGTGTCGTCAGGATTGCGTGGAAAGCTGGTGTTGGGGTTTTCGTGTCGCAGACGGGCGACAGAATAGGGGTATTGTGCGACCGAATGATCGCTGTTTGTCAAAACATACATGGAGATATCCTCAGTTCATTGATTCTATCAATACCGGAAGGCTTATGGCGGTCGGGGCGAACGTCAGAGCCGAGGGCGTCGGTGACAAACTGGCAACACTCATTGTTTGGGAGTAAACGCTAAGTGTGGCTGTATCAGTTGCCGGCGTGAACTCTTCATAGGTGATTGATCCGTATACGCCGGTTTTGCTTCCGTCGCTAGGGACTCTAAGCAATAGTCCCGCTACCCATGCCGATGTTTTCTCTATGTAAGCTGCTACACACAATCCACCCTTGGAGTCTATAGCAATATCCCGTACCCAGATGGAACGACTTGATTCCGAGTGTATGAGTCGGCGCGCCCACAGTAATGTGCCGCCTGGGGCAATGCAGATAATAGATGATCGGCCCGCGCAAATAAGATTACCTTTGGCATCGACTACTACTTTTGACAATTCTTCCGTGTAGGCTAACTGCCATGAGATAGAGGACAGGTATCGTCGGAAGACAATAGATTTACCAATGGCAGAGCGGGCGATTCCGTAAATGTAACTACCCACACGAATGATGTCGGTAAAATGAAGCTGTGCATAAGCAGGCGAGATAGACACCGACCACCCAGCTATCCCGCCCGCGAACGGAAGCGTGTTGATTGTAGCAATCCCTGTGCTGCGGGAGCTTGAATGCAGGAAGTTGACGCTACTTTCATCTACTGCAACCGCGAAACCTGAGCCACCATTGGAATCTGAGGGGGATTCGCTGTAGCTATCCACCACTGTCCCCGAATCGTCCACCCGGTAGACTCCACCCGAGTGACCACAGATGGTTTTCCCCTCGAAATCCACTGCCAACTTTGCGTTATATTGGTATGGGCTGCTGCTTGTTAATGTTGTGGCGAACGTGTTTCCTGTATCGGTTGAATTTCTTTTCACCAGATATCGACTGGCGCCGTTTTTCCAGCTGAGCACAAGACGATCCTGAGCGTCTACACACATCCCTTCGACTTTTTCGGTGCCGGTACACCGCCGCTGCGCATTGACGTTACCATCCAAGTCAACGCTGATGTAAATGGTCTTTTGCGTTGAGCTGCCCGTATTCTCACTATAACCCCCTACATAAAGCACTTCGCCGGATGTTGCGGCAAGAGCTGTTAAGTTTGTGTGATCAGAACTTGAGGAGGTCGCGCCAAGTATAAGCATCCAATATGTTTGCCCCTCTGCAGCTGCGCCCATCATCAATCGCTGCGTTATCAAATCCATTGCCAGCCCCTTAGTTCGTGTAATCAGCCAGGCACGCACCGCGCCAGCGAGCGCCACCGTCATCTGTCACGAACATGAACAGGTGCGTTTTCCCGGTTGTCAGCGACGGCGCCGTGTCACCAGGCCATCGCACGGAAGCCGGCCACGTTACAGTTCCGCCTGTATGAGTAAGTTCAAGCGTGCAACTGTAGGCGCGCGATGCCGGCACGTTGCTGAATGCGAACGTTGAGTTCGCGGATATCGTGCGGGTGAAGTAATTGCCCAAGGCGCAGTCGAGGGTGTTGGCTGCGAGCGCAACGACTGGGCCGTTATAAATCCCACCATCAATAGTTTTGTTGGAAAGGGTTTCCTCCCCCGCCTGCGTTGCCACGCCCCCCGCCCGAAGCTGCTCCAGCGTGACCACACCCGTCTGTCCAGCAACGCTGGTCACCGGCCCGTCAGCGATGGACGCCAGCGCTGCGTCTACTGCCACTCGGTCAGCCGCTACCTGATCGGCGTCAGCGGCTACCTGTAGCGTGTTGGCGGCCACCTCATCGGCGCGGGCGACCACGGTCGCGGTGTTCGTGGCCACGGTCGCGGCATTGGTGGCGACCTCGGCGCGGTCGGCCTCTGCCGCTGCCTCGCTGGCTGCGGCAGCCTGTGCGCTGGCGTCGGCGTCGATGGCGCGTTGATCAACGAACGCAGCTGAGGCATTCGTCTCTGTCACGAACTGCGGCAGGGACGCAGCGAATGCGTCAGCCTTGGCGGCGAAATCAGCCGGCGCGTCCGAGCGAATCGGCGGCGTCGGGATGGGTGTAATGATTGGCGCTGCCATTAGGTCAGTCCCTCAACAGTGATAGAGGCATCCGAGACGGAAGGCCCGGAAATGGAAATCTGAAAGTCGCGGTAGTAGCCGAACAGGAATGTGCTTTCGTAACCTTCGGCGCCGATCCAGACGACCGGCTGGGCGCGAAGGCCGGCGAGCATCCGCTGAACCCGGCCAATCTGCGGCGTCTCCACCACAACATCGAACTCCGCGCGTTTACTGAAAGAGCGCTCGACCACGACCGAATTGCCGAAGGCGTCTGTCTCCTTGCGGCTATAGTCCGTGATCCCGACGCCCGAGCCATAGACGGCCACGCCTAGTTCGGCCTGACGCCCCATGACCAGATGCCCGACCGCTGCCGTGTCGCTGGCGTTGTCGATGGTCACGGACAGGGTGGCGGTGCCGTAGGCCGGGAGGTCCAGCAATACGAAGTCTGTCTGCCGGCCGATTGGCGCGAAAAACCACTCGTACCAGTCCGACACGCCGGCATCCACAAGCGACACGGTGCGTTGATAAACGATGCCCTCCGACGGATCGGTGAGCGTGACCGTTGCCGACCGGCCTAGCAGGTTGAACAAGGCCACGGAGTTGATGACAGCGCCCGGCTGCAGCTCTACCGCAATGCTGCCCGCCTGCTCGGTGAGCGAGCCCACCTTGTCATCAAACATTCGCCAGCGGTTGTCAGCTCCAAGGTCAAGCCACTTCGGCGGATCGCTGGTGTCGGTTTCAGGGTTGGCGCCGGTACTCGCCACCAGCGCCTCGTAGTTGCGGTGGTTGTAAAGAACCTTGTCGCCCACCGCGTAGGCCGTTGCCGCGCTCCATGCGGCATAGTCCGTTTCGGGCACGTTGCTACTGGTCAGGATGGCCGGCGTTATCTCCACCGGCTTGATTATCCTCATGCTGTCGCCCTCTCTTTAGGCAGGCCGTCCACGTCGAAGCGCTCCAGGTACTCGGTGTACTTGGCGGTTTTCATCGTGTGTTTGGCGATTGATCGAAGGGCGTCACCCTGGCGCTCGACGGACTGTTGCAGCGATGCAATGGCCTGGGCTGTGTCGCTGCCGCCGCTGAGCATTGCGGCTGTCTGGCTGGCGTTGTAGATGCGCGAAGGACCCGTTACCTCCAGCTCCGGACCTTTCTCGCCGACGATCCGCAGACCGCCAGAATGGAAGCCGCCAGCAGCAAACGCGGGAATGCCCAGATACTTTGCCGCGTTCTTCTTGCTCAGCTCGATATCGGCCTGGCTAACCGCGCCTGTGTAGCTGCCGGAATCGAAGTTCAGCGCGCCTTGGGCTAGAGCCTGCTTGAGCCCGGCCTGCGTAACAGCACCGTTGGCCAGCTGTTCGGTCCAGAACTTCAACCCATCCGCATCAGCAGCGCGCCCCAGCACCTCGACATAGGCCGAGGCGACAGACTGGCTATTGGTTTTAGGTGTGGACTGCGCAACGCTCGTGGCCTTCTGGAAGTTGGCCAGCGCATGGGCAACCGACAGCACGGAGCTATCAATCCCCATGAGGATGTCCATTTGCTTCTGCGCCGCTTCGAGCAGCCCATTCAGGTGCTCAACCGCCTGCTCCTCGATGCTAAGCTGATCGCCTGTGAGGCCTGCCAAGTCGTTGATGTCGTGGGCTGTTTTCCAGTAGTCGCGGGCGTACTCTTCGAACGAGCCGAACAAATCGGTATTCGCCCGACCCAGCTCCGACAGCGCGTCGGAAAGGTCAACCCCTTTCAGCGAGCCGCCGCCACGCGCCATTTCCAGTGCATCTCGCAGCTGCGCCTGAGCCTGCCGGCGTCGCATCAGGTCGAACTGATCCGACTCCATCCTCATGCTGCGCAGCGCGCCATTTAGCGCATTGGCCAGGGACGACAGCTCGCTGATGCCGGTCTGCGCCGCCTGAATCTCGGCGTTGACCGATTGCTGCAGGCGCCCAAACGCGTACTGCGCAGCGTTGACCGCGGCGATGTATCCCTCTGCCACGGCCTGCTCTGCCGCCGCTGCCTCTGCCACGGCCTGCGCCGCCTTCTGCTCGATGATGCTGTAGTACTGCGCAGCCTGGCCGCTCAGCTGCATGAGCGTAGAGAACATTTTCTGCCCGGCCTGCGTGGTCAGGTCGATATCCTCGACCATTTCCCGGTAGGCCTGCCGGCTGCTTGCCAGCTCCACGTCGGCGGCCTCGAAGGTCCGCTTGATGGAGTCGATGGTGTCTTCGATCTTCTCGGCTTCGCTGAAAAACGCGCTGTAGTAGGTCGCCGAGTTGGCCGCAAGCGCATCCAGCCCGCCAGCCGCCGCAGACAGCGCCTCGGCCAGTTTCCCGCCCGAAACGCTCGCGTCGTACATGCCTACGTCGAGATAACGCAGCACCTCGTTAACGCCCTGCAGGTTGCCGACGAATGCCTGCATGCCCTCCAGATCGAGGTCCAGACCGGTGTTGAACACCTTGTTCAGCTCGGCCGTCATTGCGTCTGCAGCGGAGCCGAACCACTCAGCGATGGCCTGCTGAATCTCCTCCTCGGTTTTGCCCTTGGTGCTGATCTTCTGCCGGGCCAGTTGCAGGCCGTCCAGCGAGCCCTCTTCGACAGTCAGGCTTAGCGACGCGAACAGATCGGCAACGCCGGCCTGTGTGGCGTCGTAGGTTTCCTGCAGCGCCGCCGCCGTCTCAGGATCGAGGTTGCGGTATTTGGTGCGCTTCTTGTCAGAGCCGAACAGCCCGCCCTTCTTCTTCTGGTCCTCGTAGGACTGGCCGAGGAAATCGCCGCCGTTGACGCTGAATGCCAGACCGTAGTTCTTCGTCTGCCAGTCGCCGCCGAAAATGCTGGCACCGCCGATCGATCCCAAAATACCGCCTAGCACGGCACCTACGGCTGTACCGATCGGGCTGAAATAGCTGCCCATCGCCGCGCCGGCCTTAGCACCACCCCAGCCGCCAAGGCCACCAGCAACGGCCCCCTTGGCCCCCGCTTGCTTGTAACCCATGTAGGCCCCGCTCAGGCCCGACAACCATGGCGCAGCACCCTGCGTTATCTCGCCCCAACCGCCGACCTGTGCCTGATACGAAAGCGGGGCGTAGGTGGCGCTGGCACCATTGGTCAGGGTGCCGTACAGCTGGCCGGCGCTGGCGTCGATGCCTGACAGCAGGCCGCTACCGTAGCCGGTTGCGCCGCTCCAGGCCCCGGACAGGCCGCCAGACTGGTAGCCGCTCCATACCGAGCCGAGGAATCCCTGCCCCTGGCTGGCCTGGTACAGCGAAAATGCGTTGCTGATATCGCCAAAGCCGAGGCCTGCACTGCCGCCGCCCGAGCCCCCGCCCAGCATCGACGTGGCCTGCCCTGCCGCACCGCCAATCCCCAGCGCCGCGCCGATCTGCATCACGATAGGCCGGGTGATCGCCATGTGAGCCAGCTCGGCGAGCATCTGCTTGAACGCATTCGTCAGACTGTCGCGGAACGATGAGAACCCGTCCCCGATGTTGCGCCAGGCGTCGGCGAATGCACCGTCAACGCGGTCTAGCGCGCCTTCGGTCCACTTGGCCCATTCGGAGGTCACGCCGCGGTTCTCGTCGTACTGCCGGCCGAGTTCAGCCATCAGCTCGCCGTGGCGCTCGATCGTCAGCTCACCGCGACCTAATGCATCATCTAGTCGCTTTACGTCCTGTTGGTACTGCTTGGTCGCCTTGCCTACAGGGTCGAGCTGGTCTTCGAGGCGCTGCAGCTCCTTGCGGTAGTCTTCGATGACGTCGCCCGGGCCGGTGGCGTCTGCACCCTCAAGCGAGTGGTTCAGGCGGTCGATGGCTTTGGCCAGCTGATCGCCGTCGAGATACTTGTCAAGCAGTGCGACCTGCTCGTTGTACTGGCGCTGCGCGGCTTCGGCGGGGAACAGGCCATCCATCAACGACTGGAAGGCGGTGGCCTGCTTGTCGGTCTTTCCTGCCGCTTCGGCTGCTGTTGTGCCAAGCGAGGCGGTGCCGGTGCGGAAGGCCTCGATCTTCGGCGCTGCGCTCGCTGAAGATTCGCCAAATTGAGTAGATGCGGAGCCGAGCTGTTCGTAAGAAATGATCGCGCGCTGGATCTTCTCAATCTCGGCGTCAATCTCGGCGTCCGTAGCGTAGTTGACCGCGCCCTTTGTGCCAAAAAAGACCAGCCGGTCAAGCGGCCCGCTCTCGCGCATCTCTTGCAGCCTGGCCAGCTCCTCCTCAAGGCGAACAATGTCGCCGCCAGCGATACCGTTAAAGGTCGCGGCCAGCTCTTCGGCCATCCATTTGACAGTTCCGACAGTTGTGGTGGCAGCCTCGACGATGAAGCCGAATCCCTTGGCAACGCCAGTACCAAATACCTGTGCAGCTTCTATGGTCGACGGATCGGACAGAATGTCCGCCACTTCCATGATCGCCGACGCGGTATCTGATGACGCGCCGCTGGTCTCATCCATCTTGCCGATGAGCTGAGTAAACGAGTTGCCAACAGTTGTCAGAGCGCCTGAAATGTTAGGGGCCAGCTTGCCGAACGCCTCGTCCATAGCGTCGGACTGGCTGAGAATGGCGCCAACAACCTGCTCGGCGGTCAGTTTGCCTTCGGCGCCAAGGGCGCGCAGCTCGCCAACCGTAACGTTAAGCCCGCGCGCAAGGGTTTGCGCAAGCGCGGGGGCGCCTTCCAGTACCGAGTTCAGTTCTTCGCCGCGCAGCGTGCCAGACGCGAACGCCTGGCCAAGCTGGGTTAGTGCGCCGGCCGCAGTCGCAGCAGAGGCGCCGGAGACAGCCAGCGACTTGCTGATCGTCTCAGTGACGCGAGCAACGCCCTCGCCCGTCAGGCCAAGCTGCTGCTGGTTGGTAGCGATGCGCTGATAAAGCTCGGCAGTCTCGGTTAGCGGCTGCCGGCCTTCTTGGGCGACACGGAACACGGCCGCCTGAGCTGCCGCGAAAGCCCCGGCGCTGTCTGTGACCAGTCGGAGGCGGTTAGAGATCGACGTGTAGGCTTCAGTCGCTTGGTAGACCTCGCGCACGCTCAGCGCGGCAACGATGGACGCACCGACCTTGCCCGCCACATTGGACAGGCCGTTGAATTCTGCGCCGGTCTTTTTGGCCTGGTCGCCTATGCCTTTCAGGCCCAGCTCGACCTTGCGCGCCTCGGTGACGAACTTTCCGTTAGCCTCGCGCAGTCGGCCAGCAGCATCGCGATAGATGCCTGCCGCCTTGGCTGCGCCGGTAAAGGCGCCTTCCACGCCATTGGCGGCTTTTTCCGCCTTGGCTCCTGCCCCATTGAGCTTGGCCAGATCGCTTTCGGCGCGGGCGACATCGCTGGTGTCGATCTGAATCGCTAGGCTGGCGATGTCTACCATGGTTTTCTCCAGGCATGAAAAAGCCCGCTCAGCGGCGGGCTCTTGGGTGTTTGAATGGCGCCGAGTGGCGCTTGTGGCTGCCTAGTCAGCGGAACCTGACCAGCTTGTCGATGGCGCGCGGGGTGCACTCTAGGATCAGGGTTGAACCGTCTGCGAATGCCACTTCAGCCAGGTTTCGCTTCTGCGTATAGAAGGAGCCCGCAATAGCGACCACGATGCCGGCAATCGCGCCGAACGGGCCGAGCAAGAATAGCCCGAGGAAGCCGAGCACGATCACACCAATGAAGGCGCCGAAGATACCGAAGCTGCGAGACGCATCCACCTTGGTCTGAACCGACACGACTTGCCCTGCCTCGTAATAAGCTTTTCGCGATCCCTCAACTACCAGCTGGTTGTTGCTGAGGAATGCGCTTCCTTTCAAGCCAAAAGACCCGCCAATTATCTTCATCCCCACCCCTCCCTGTCAGAAAGGGCCAATGTAGCAGATGGCCAGCGGGGATGCTTAATGCTGCGACATGCGGATTAGCCGAACTTCTCCGGACTCAGTAGGCGCATGATCTCGCCAAGAATCGCCTCGTAGAGGTCAGCGCGCTCGACTTCTCCGAACGATGCCGGGATGTTCACAGCGCGGGAGCCTACCGAGGTGCGCAGCTTAAACTGATACTTGCCATCGGCCTTGCGCATGTTCACGTCGACCGTGAAGCCTTCCTTCGGTAGAGAGTCGGGGTCTTCGTCGATGTATACGGCGAGCGTGAACTGCAGGCCCATGCCTTCCTCGTCGAGCTGGCTGGCGTTGCGCACCGGCTCAAAGGTGGCGCCGTAGGCCTTCCCGATCTGGACATACGGCTTTTTGGTGCCATCCCGGTCGATAAAGAATGGTCGCTCAGGCGCCACGTACTGACTGAAGCCATCAACCAGGATCTTGACCTTCTCTTCAAGGTCATCCCAATACACATCACGAGCCGCCCGGTACTTGCTATAGGCCGCTCGCAGATCAGAAAAATCGGTCACTTCCAGCACTCCGCGTCGTGATGTCAGAATGCCCATCTTAGGTGCTCTCCATGAATCGTGAAAGGCGGTGCGGCCGCTTCACTTCGACCGCATCACCTCAAGCGCGGCGATCTCCATCACGCGCACCCCGGCAAATACATCGGTCTGGTCGCGCTTCTTGATGCCCTGCAGGCGCATGACTGGCTCAAGGGCCGAGTAGTCCAGCCCGGTAGCGCCGGACATGCCCGTGCGCCACTGCGTCTGCATGGCGGCGAAGACCTCGAAGGCGTCCCAGTTGTCCGGCCAGACCTCGACTTCTACCTCGAAGTCCTCGGCCGTGAACCCGAACGCCTCCATTTCGTCGTCAGCGGCCGCACCCTGGTACAAGGCACGAGCCGCGGCGATCAGTTTCCCCGGCGAGCGCCAATCAACTCCTGCTGATAGGCGATCATCAGCGCAGTCGCTGCGCCTGCGTAGTTCTGGCACAGCAACGCTATGTTCTCTTCGCTGAACTCGTCGTCCAGCTCCCAACCCACAAGAATCTCCGAGACGACCTCCTCGTTCTTGCGACCTTTCTTCAAGGACTTGCTCCACTCGTCGAGCTGAGCCACGGTGCGGTGCTTGAACTCGAATTCGACTTCGGGGCTTTCGCCGCCCGGGACCGGGATAGCCACTTTGGCTTTGAAGGTCGGGGCAACAGCAAGTTTGAATTTAGCCATGGTGTGTTTCCTCTTCGGGGATTCGATAAAAAAGAGGGCGCCAGACCGTCTCCGGCGCCCTTTGCAGCAGGTTCTGCGAGATGGCTGTCAGTTATGCGGCGTAGCGCACCGGGCGCGACAGCAGCGAGAAGGTGCTGTTCACGGTGTCGACCTGGCCCTTGTTCTTGGTCGGCGTCTCGTTCAGGGAGACATAGCCGTAGTAGTAAATCTTCGAGCCGTTCTTGTTCACCATCAGCAGCGGGCGGATGGCGCGTGCGTCGGCGGCCTTCTTCAGCGCCTGATAGCCGGCCAGGGTCGGGTCGTCGCCGATCTCCATGGAGATGGTCTGTGCCGAGTACATGGTCGGGATCTGGATCTCAAAGTCGGCCTCGAGCGGGCTCACGGTTGCGAACTGCTGCTCGCCACCGGAGGTGCTGATGCCGATCACCTGGGTGATCTGGGTGAAGGTGAGGATCTTCTGTGCCGATCCGCTCGAGGTGCCGACCGGGAATGCGTTCACGTCGCTAGTGTCCAGGCCTTCGAGTTCGAAGGTGCCAGCGCTGACGTTAGCCACGCGGAAAACGCGCTCATTGGCACGCTGCCAGCCTGACTTGATGATGACCATGTCGCCATTGGCAAAGCCGTGAGAGGCCGCGCTGGCAACGGCTGTGGATGCGTTGCTGATGCCGGTCACCGCAACGGAGGTGCCGAAGGAGGTGCCGAGGTGGATGGTAGTACCGTCCGGAATTGAGAACGCCAATTGATATCCTTTGCGGCCGCATGGACCGACGCTTGAGGGTTAGTGCTGGAACAGCGGGCACAAAAAAACCCGCTCAATGGCGGGCTCTCTTGATTCTTGAAAATGGCTAGGTGTCGGCTCGGTATTGGAACCGGACCGGCACCATGTAATGCGTATCGCCCGGTACGCCGGGGTACGCGCTGCAGGGCGATGCGATCTGCACCCAGAACGAGCCGGACTCAAGCCGGAGCGTCATCGGGAACAGGGCGGAAATCTCGTCAGCCAGCGTCTCAGCCTGTCCGGGGCCGGTGCTGAGCGGGACGTTGATCGATACCTGGAATAGGCCTAGATAGCCGCGGTGCGCACCTTCGAGATCGATGCTGGTTGTGTCGGCCGGCAAGAGCGTGGCGCGGATATACGGCCCCGTCGGCGGCGAAAACTTCACGTTGTCCCACGCAACCGGGATCGGCCTTGCGTCAGCCCATGCCTTCAGGCGCTGCTCGAGCAGCGACCGGATTCGCCTGTTGCTCATCTGATGCTCCGAGAGACCCCGGCGTTCAGGCCGGGGAGGAAAGGAGCGCAGCCGACAGGCTGCACTGCTGTATGAAAACACAGGTATAATATGTGCATGAAACGCACACACATATTCCTGCCCGAGCCGGTTATTGCGGCGCTCAAGGCCCTGTCCGAAAAGACCGGGCTTTCGGTCGCCGAACACATCAGACGCGCTATTGACGAGTACCTGAAACGCCAATGAGCACGAAGGTTTACCGCTACCGCGTAAAGTCGCTGAACGGCCTGCTGAACAAGCAGGCGCGGGCGGTAAATTTCGTCTGGAACTTCTGCAATGACACGCAGAAACATGCGCTCAAATGGCGCAAGCGATGGCCTACCGGCTTTGATCTGAACGTCCTGACCGCCGGAAGCAGCAAGGAACTTGGCATCCACTCCGGCACGATCAATGCCGTGTGCGAGCAATACGCCAAGTCTCGCAAGCAGTTCAAGCGCCCGTACCTGCGCTATCGCGGCAAGCGGTCGCTGGGCTGGGTGCCACTCAAGGGTCGGGACTTGAAACGCCACGGCGATGCGTTCCGATTCGCTGGTAACACATTTCGCGTATTCAATTCTAGGCCCCTGCCGGAAGGAAAGATCAAGGACGGCAGCTGCTTTAGCCAAGACAGGCGCGGAAACTGGTTCCTGAACATCGTCGTTGATGTTGCGGACGCTGAAACCAGAAAACCTGTGCGCGGCGTTGGCATTGATCTGGGGCTTGCCGATCTGGCTACGCTGTCCAACGGCGAGAAGATCGAACATCCCCGATGCTTTCGGCAGCTTGAAGAAAAACTGGCGAAGGCGCAAAGGGCCAGAAAGAAACGACTGGCGGCGAAGATTCACGCCAAGATCGCCAACACCCGGATGGACTTCCTGCACAAGGCCAGTACGGACATCGTGCGGCGATTCGATTACATCGCTGTTGGCAACGTCAGCAGCGGAAAACTCGCCAAGACCAAGATGGCGAAAAGCGTTTACGACGCATCTTGGCATTCCTTCAAAACGATGCTTGCGTACAAGTCGGTTGCGAATGGCGCATGGTATGAAGAAGTGAATGAATCGTTTTCCTCCCAGACCTGCTCGGCTTGTGGCGCATTGCCCGAGTCGAGGCCGAAAGGTATCGCAGGTTTGCGAATAAGAGAGTGGGTTTGCAGTGAGTGCGGTGCGGTCCATGATCGTGACGTAAATGCTGCGTTAAACATTCTCCGCTCGGGACGTCGAGCGCCAGTAGTGGGAATCCCTGCCCTTTAGGGCGGGGAGGACGTCAAGTATCCAGCTCCCGAACGGCCTGATCTACGAAGGTTTGGAACTCGGTTGCCGTGACGCCAGCCACGCCAAGCGGCGCCTGGGATGAATACCCCATCTCCAGGATGTACGAATACGGAACGTTATTGGCCAGCCAGATCGAACTGATGCCGCTGCGATAGGAGGCCAGCACGGCAGCCCCTGCCGAGTTGGTTGCGCTGCCGCTGGGATCAACGCCATCAACTTCGCCCTGAGCCGGACGCCCGAACGTGACCTGCCAGTTCCGGCGAAACCGACCGCCCACGTAGCCCTTCGGGCCTTCGCCCTTCCACAGATCAGGGTTGCCTACAGGGGAGCGATCCACGACCTTCGCGAGCATATCGATGCCGACCTTCTTCACGACCGTCTCGGCATTGCCCTGCGCCTTTTCGATGAACTTGGACAGATCAAGCGCGAATGCCATCTCACTTCCTCAACTGGACAGACCACGTTGCGCCGGCCGGGTCTTGACTGACGCGCACGACTTGCATCCCGTCGAGCGTGTCGCCCATCTCGGGCGCTCGCGTGACCTCGGATTGCAGGGCCAGCAGTTGCAGGTCGGTCGACTGGATCAGCGCGCCGTCGATCTGGTCGAGCCGGTAGCCACTGAAGACGCCGCGCCCCGTGTAGGGCTCATCGGTCGCGGTCATGGTGCCGGTTGACGGGTCGTAGGCAGACTGGCCGGGATGCGATGCCGTGAACGGGCGCACCGCGTCGGCTAGATCCGAGTCAAACGCCGCAGCAATGTCGGCAGACAGATCATCACGAAGCCCCATGCCTACCCCCGAACCAGTTTGATCTGGCCAGCAGGCCCAAGCAGCGGAGCCAGCAGAGCCAGCGCGAACGCCTCGCCAGCGGTCACAGTGCGCGCCGATGACGAGTAGGTCTTGCTGCTCGACACGCCGCCCGCCTCAACCGACTTGCTCAGCACGCCCGTTTCGTTGGCCGTGTAGAGCTTGCCAGCAGCCGCCTCGCGCGCGATCTCAGCCCCGGCCTGCACAACGGCAGCGGGAGCCTCGTCAAACGCAGGCAGCGGCTTTGCGCTAAGCCAGGTGTTAGCCATCAGCACCGCGCGGGCCTTCTTGTCTTCGGTTGTCCAGCCGGACCCCAGCAGGCCGTCGACCTGCGCGATGGTGATGTACTCGGTCATTTACTCGGCCTCGGTCGGCTCTGGCTTGGTCTTACGGGCGCGCGGCTTGGGCGCCTCGTCTTGCGGCTCGACTGCCTCGCCAGGCGGCGCGAATCGAGCGTCGATGATCTTGAAGCCCTGAGCACGCAGCTCGGCCTTTCGTTCCGGGCTGACCGGATGGGGTTCGAAAAATACGGATTGATTGTTCATGTTGATCTCCACGCATGACTTGTTACGTAAACAACAGATCGATAGATCTCTGCTTTATATGTTGCGCAACTGGTATAATTACGCTGTTGGGATAAAATGCAGAGGATAAAATGGAAGCTAGAAGCGACTTCGACATTGACATGCTGTCTCGTGCACTTTCATACAATCCTGAAACCGGCGATTTGACATGGAAGATTTCAAGAGGGAAAGCAAAAGCAGGGTCAAAGGCGGGCTGCCCTGGAGTCACCGGCTATATAAAAATTACATTCATGGGCCGAACCTATGTGGCGCACAGGATCGCCTGGGCGATCTTCTATCGCGAACCTCCCCCAAGCATTGTTGACCACGTAAACGGGCAGATCACGGACAACCGAATCGTAAATCTGCGGTCAGGCGATAGAGGTATAAATCAGCAGAATCAAAGAAGCAGCCAAAGGAGAAACAGCTCGTCTGTTCATCTTGGCGTATCTAAATTCAAAGGCAAGTGGCGCGCAAAAATCTACCATGGAAAGAAGTACATCTTCCTCGGCTATCATGATAGTGAGGAAGATGCGGCAAACGCCTATTTGAACGCAAAACGAAACATCCATAAAGGATGCGCAATATAAGAAAAGGCCCCGCAAGGGGCCTTTTGCTTACTTGGCTGCATCACCAATGGTAATTACCCCGGCGCTCGCTTTGACGCTGTTGGCCACAAGTTCCCAATTGGAGCCGGTGGCCAGCTCGGCGTCGGTCGGAGACTTGCCGCCGTTGGCGGTGTCCCAGGTATAGCCGCGCAACGCCAGACCGAAGGAATAGTCGGCCTGGAAGGTCGTCTCGATGCGGCCCTTACCGTTGCTGGTCTCGATATTGGTGATCAGGTCGGAACCGTCCATCACCATGCCAGCGCCGTCGGCCAGGGACAGCACGCGCTGCTTGGCAGGTGCAGCCGGAGTGGCGACCGCGGCCGAGTACAGCGCCGGGGAGTCGGTCACGATGACGGCTTTGCCGAGGATATCGACGATCGTCACGTCGCCAGCACGGAACAGCTGCTGCGCGTTGGTGAGGTTCTTCCCGATGAGGTCGTGGAAGGTCACGCCGTTCATTACCTGCGCAACCAGACGGCCGGAGGCGTCGCCGAACTTGGCGTGCGCGGCGTTGATGGCGGCATAGGTAACACCGGCAGTAGCCGACACATCGTTCGTCGCGGCGGCCTGGTTGCTGATAGCAGCGACCAGGGCGGCGATTACGGTGTTCAGCTGATCCGCCACGATTGCCTCGGACAGGTTGCGGCTGATGACTTCGAGCGCTTCCTCCGGGCTCTTCTGAATCCAGGAGAGCTGCGAGGGCTCCCAGAGGATCGGGCCGAAGCCACCGGCCACCTTAACGGCGTCGTACTGCTTCTGGGAAAGCGCGGTTGCCGACTGGGCGCCGTTGGCGGCGTAGCGATCGACACGACGCTGGGCGCCATGCAGGCCAGCCCAGAAGGACTCCTGCAGGAAGTCGCCGTCGATACCCTGCGTGGTCAGGCGGATGGCGCCGGCCGAGGCGGCGTTGAACTTCTCAACGTCCTGGGCCAGAGTTTCGATGGTGGCGTTTTTGAGGTACTCGTTGAATACCTTCATATCGGAAAGGGCCATTCGGGGCCTCCTATCAGTTCTGTGCGGTTAGGGCCTTGATGGCTGCGAGGCGATCCTCTTTGCTGCCGCCAAAATTGCCCTTGGGTTTGGGTGGCTGACCGTTTCCGTTCGGAGCGCCGCCGCCGTTGGCACCGGAACTCTTAAGGATCGTGTCGCGATAGGGGTAAGCGTCGACGAGGGTTTCCAGCGCTTCATCGAAGTCGGCCAGTTCACCCGGGCGCGCACGGCTGAAGATCTTGTTGCCGTTGGCGTCATAGGCGACGACCTTGCCGTCCTCGATCTTGAAGCGATTCCCGAAGGTGGCTTGCACCATGTCAGCCGGGACTGCCAGCTTCTCGGCGATGACCTTGGAGCGAGCGAAGCTGCCGCCGATCTTCTCGCCGTACAGTTGCTGCTCGAGGGTCTGCGCCTTGGTGTTGGCTTCGTCCAGCTGGGCCTGAAAGGCTTTGCTGATCTCCGACTTGACCTTCTCGACTTCGCCGGCATCGATCAGCCGCTTCTGGTCGAGGCTTGCGACGGTTTCCAGCGCCTTGCGTGCAGCTGCCGGGTCTTCAAGACCCTCGAAAGCCTTGAGGGCCTTCTTGGCTTCGTCACGCTGCTGGAAAGCCTTCTCTGCCTCGCCTGCCAGGTACTGCGCACGGCTAGTGAGTTGGGCGACATCCACCGCCAGCTCCTTGCCATCATCGTGCACGTAGACCGGCTTGCCTTCTTGCAGGACTGCGTTGCCGTTTTCGTCAAGCTTCAGTTTCATCTCGTCTTTCTCCGGCCATCCGGCCATTGCGTTGAGCCATCCGGCCCGGTGGCGCCCCGTCCCATCCGAAACTGCGGGCATAAAAAAACCGCCATGCGGCGGTGTGTTTGGCTGGGCAGGGTTTATGCGGCCTCAAGCCCCAATGTCATTTGCAGCTGCTCGCGCCAGTGCTCGACCTGAGCAATCAGGCCAGGCTTGCGCCAGCGGAATTTGGCAAGTTCGCTGCCGCTCAGGCTGGCGATATCGCTTGCATCGGAAAGAGCCTTGCAGGCTCGGTCGAACTGCTGCTTTTCGGTCAACTCGCCGCGCAGCAGGGCGTCAATGTGTAGGTCGCACCAGACGGCAAAGTCCACGTTTAGCCATCGGGCGAATGCAACTGCAAGTTTTGGATGCAGCCACGTGCCGCCGCCATTGGCGGCTGAGCCCCGACGAGTCATCACCAAACCCGCGCAGTTGCTCAATTCGGGGCGGAAACCGGATTTACCACCAGAGACCTTCTTGCTCTGCTTCCTCTCGATCATCTTCGGCTCAAACGGGATGCCTAGGTGTTTGGCCAGCGCCCGCATGTAGCTCTCGGTCTCGTGGAGTCTCAGCCAATCTCTTGGCTCCTGTCCAAATACCGACGCAGCAGCGGTCGCATTGATCCATCCGTCGCTATTGAAGCGCACCGGCTGGCCTTGATAGTGAAACGGGATGACATTGCTTTCGCGCATCTGCATTACCTCGCTCACCAGTCGAATAGGAACGCAGCGGGGCGGACGGATGAGCGAACATCCGCTTTTCGGCTGTACGGGCCTAGCTGCGTGTTTGGTTGCCTTTCGGCGGAAAACAAAAAGCCCCGCACGATGGCGAGGCTCTAGAAATGGAAAACCCGGCGCTTGGCCGGGTCTTTGGCGTGTCAGTTACTCAGGCTGCAATCTCCGCTCGCATCGCATCCCTGATTTTTAGGACGGTGGTAGTTGAGCATTCAGCAATCCGCGCCGCAGGCCTAACCCCTACCCCGGAGTCAAGCAGCTCCCGGACGCGCTTATGCAGATCCTCGTCAACTGGGCGCCCCTTGTAGCGGCCTTCGGCCCTCGCCCTAGCTATACCAGCCGATTGAGCTGCCTTGAAATTTCCGCGCCACCCCTCTCCATGAGCTTTGCCGTGGCACGGCTCACAAAGCATCACTAGATTCGCCAATCTATTTGTGCCGCCAAGGGCTATAGGGACGATGTGGTGCAACTCAAGGTGATAGGCTGAGCCACAATTCGCGCATTCTTGCGGCTTACTTTGCGCTAGCGCGTACCGCATGCGCTCAAATTCTCTACGTACAGCTTCAAACATATCGAACACCTCTATTCGATGACCTCTGATTTGGTGCGGCAGGCGATGAGGTAATCGCTTTTCGGGTGCCCCCTAGCCGCTCCGTCATTCTACATCACAACGCGCTCGCCTTTCATGGCGCACAAGAAACAGACGCGCTGCTTCGTCGCTGTCTTGCCAATGCCGATTTTCGTTTCGATGTACTCGCGCCCGCCACATCGGTGGCACTGCGGCATGGCGCTCGGCCTCGGCGCCTTTCGCACACGCTCGCGCACCTGCTCCGCTTCGGTCTGCGGTGGCGGCGTGCCGTGGATGACGTGGAATCGTGGGCGGTCGGTCATGCGGCCAGTCTAGCAAAGGCCTCGGCGTCCCGCTTGCGCAGCTCATCAAGGGTCAGATAACGGCCGTTCGGGCTGTACAGGTCCGGCAGCTTTAGCCCGCCCTCGCGTATCAGCCTGCCGCGCTCCGGGCCTAGTACCTGATCCTGCCGGGCCGGCGATTGGCGTTGCAGCCAGGACGCGAATGTGGTCTCGGCAGGAACCTGCCCATCCATGCTTGCGCGGTCGCTCGGACTGATCTCGTCAATCGGAATCCCAAGCTCGCGCCATGATTTGGTCACAGGCGTTGAAGTCGAGCGGCAGTTCCAGTGCAGCCTGCCTGGACCCTGTAGCCAGGGAACCTTGTGGCCGATGGGCCTGTGAGTGCCGGCTTCATACTTCAGTCCGTCACGAATTCGGCACGGCGGAGATGTTTTTGAGTCGAGCGTGGCGCGAAACAGCTCCGCCTTGATCAGATCCGAATTGGCCTCGTTGAACTGCTCGCGCGCCACCTGCGCCGTATGGCTGATAGCCGTCTGCACAACCGCCATCAGGTCGCGCCGTGGCCGCTGTAGCAGCCCGTCAGCAAAGCCTGCCGCCCTGGTGCCACGAATGCCCCGAACGATCTCCGATGCGGTCTTGCCTTCGACGTAGCCGATGCGGATCGCGTCGCGGATCTTTGTCATACGGCCGGCTTCGATGTTGCTGGCCCAGTCCTTCAGCAGGCGCCCCTGAAACGGCCGGGACATCGCCGCGCTGTAGACCTGATTCGGCGCTACCGAGGCAATCGAATAGCGCACCTGCACGGCTGCCGGGATGACTGACTGGTAGAGATCGACCTGATAGCCCGTCTCATACGCCGCCAGTTCCAGCAGCTCGCCCTGTAGCGCCTCCGTGACGGCTGCATAGGCCGCTGCGTTCAATTCCCGCACAGACCCCAGCAGGCGCTCCAATCGTTCGACTGTGAACGAATCAGCCGGCAGTCGCTCAAGGGCTGCGGCCAGCTCGGCAGCAAGGTCGGCATCGGTGCGATTCAGTAGCGCGATCATCCGGCGAATGACGCCCTCGGAATACTGCTGAAGGTCGACGGAGTGCGCGGTTAGCTCATCGAATAGCAGCTCGTTGACGGTTGCCATCAGATCACCCCAAGGGCCGGGCCTTGATTCTGGATTCTTTCAAGTTCTTCCTGCCAGTCGTACTCGTCGCTGATGATCCCGCGCCGCTGCATCTCGGCAAACAGGGTTTCATCGCTGAGCTTGCCGGAGTTGGCCATCTGCAGCAGCTGTGGCACCGATACTTCCGGCGCCCAATCCTGATCGAAGTTGCCGCGCATCTCGACCATGCCGCCATCGCCGAGGCCGAGATAATCGGCCATGACCTGCAGCATCTGCGCTAGGGCATCAGCGAACTGGTTGGCCATGCGAGCCAGCGGTGACAGCTCTTGCGCCGCCTCCTCGTTGGCCTGGGTCGCCGTTTTGGTCTGCTGCTTCTCCTTCTGCAGCAGCTTGGCGCCGGCCATCCGCATTTCTTCGATCAGGTCTTGCAGCGACTCCCGGCCAGCGTTGATAGCTGCCCCGGTGTGCTCTACGTACTTGGCATCGCCGTCTTTCGGCATGCGGGTCGCGCTGCCCGAGCTGATCACCAGCTCGAACTGCTCGTCGTCGGTGAAGGTGAACAGCAGCGGCACCCGGGCGACGTGCAAGAGGTTGTCCTGATCGCTCTGGGACTGCCAGTGCTTGACGTTGAGGTGCGCCAGTTCGAGCAACGGCGGCTTTGCCGTCAGGAAGCCCGTGCGGCCGGTGTAGAACGAGACAAGCGGCACGTAGCCGAGGCTGGTAGTTCCCTCGTCGTGCTGGACCCATGCGCCGCCGTTGTCGGCCTTGCGGTAGGTGCGCCACACGCCAGGCTCCAGGACTCTCACCTGGGCGACCGACTTCACGCCGAACTCGCCCTCCGCCTCCTCGATCGACTCCATGTAGCGGAACTGCGCAAGCTTGCCACCGTCGACACGCCAGCCCAGCACCTGTTCGGGGCGGATCAGCACGGCATAAGGGCGAACCCCTGCAGCGATCTCGTCTGCGCGAGTGCGGAGACCTTCGGCGCGCGGGTACTCAACCAGCACGTGACAGAGGCCGTGGCTCAGCGCGTGGCGGAACAGGTCAACCGACCAGCTGTTCAGGTCATTACCGGCAAGATCGATGTCCTTGCACAGCTCAACCAGGCGCTCCGGCACGTCGTCGCCCAGCTGCAGCGGCTCGGCGAACACCCGAGAGGTCATGTTGTTGACCGTCTCAGCGTAGGCCGGCAGCAGCGTGGAGAGGCGCAGGCGCTCCCTGTAGGTCTCGTCCTCTTCGGCCGGGTACTGAGGCAGCAGAGCACGCCCGGCGGCCCGCATAGCCTTCGTGCCGCCCATCAGCGGCGCAACGATGGCCCAATCCTCGCGCATGGCGTCCACGGCCGGGATTGTTTTGGACGGGTCGTTGCTCATTGGCGTTACATCCGTAGTGATTTTGTCTGCGGCTTGGCCGGCTTGATGATTGGATAGTCGCGATGAATGAAGTAACCGCCCGCGTCGTTCGCGTGATCATTCCCCTGCGACTTGTCAGGTTCGCCGTTGGCCGCCCACACCTGCTGCTCCAGGCCGTCGGCGTAGGTCGGACAGGTGAAGGGGTTTACCAAGTAGCGGCGCTCGCCTTGCGCATTGCAAAACATGGCATTCATGGCGTTGATCCGGTCCTTGACCGGCGGGTTTGCTGCCGGAGCGATCACCGCGAAACCGGCCTGCTTGAGCAAGGCGAGGTCTGTAGTGCTCGCATTGACCGACTTGCGCGAGTCACCCGAGGCGTCAGGATAAACCCTGATTTCGCAGGTCTTTACGAAGTCGTTGCCGTCGTGTCGCCAGTACCGCTCCTTGATGCGCTTGATCATGTCGGGCGTGTCGTAGCCGTCCGTCAGCTCATCGACTGCCCGAGGCAATCCGTCGCGTTTGACGTGCGTTATTGCCGCCATCTTGCCGACGTTGAAGTCCATACCGATGAACAGTGGCTCACCCGCTTGCACGGTGTCGAAACAGCTGTTCAGCTTGCGGTCGTAGGCGTGGTAGATCGATCCGGACGTCAGGTTGACGAACTGGCCATTCAGGTACGCCCGGATAAGCTGCTCGGGGTAGGACTCCATCAGTGATGCGATGTAGTCGTCTGGCAAGTTCAGCTCATTGTCGAACGTGCTCGCCTGGATCATGCCGTACAGGGCCGCGGCTGCCGGCTTTTCTCGCGCCTGCTTAACGAACTGCTGGTAAACGAACTTGAAGCCTTCCGGCGTCGTCGTCACGTCCACGCCGTTGCGCAGGCCTTCGGCGTTGTAGCGCATACGGGCAATGATCTTGCGCCAAGCCTGCTGAGCCTTGACCGCCGAAAGAACGTCGAGCTCGTCGACCAGGGCATGACCGATCTTGAAGCCGACAATCGTCTGGGGCTTCTCCATCGACCGGCAAATCACCGTCCCGCGATACTGGCGCCCGCTGTAGACGTGCACCTCGTGGTTCGACTGGTTGATGTCAGTGCGAAGCCCCCAGTCCGCAGCCACCTCTTCCATGGTCGGGTAGAAGATGTCACGGATCTGGCTGTATGTCGGAGCGAAGTAGCCGGCGTTGATGCGCGGCCACTCCCAGAAGTGTTTGCCCAGCGCAGAGCAGCCTACCCACGTCTTACCAGAGCCAAACCCTGCTACGAATGCACGAAACTTGTTCGGCAGCGCGAGGAATCTGGCTTGCGGTACGTTAAGGCTCGGCATCTGGACGCCTCGCGTCGGTCACCACTACCTCAATACGCTGCGGCAGCGGGCCTTCTTCGTCTGGGTCGAGCTTCTTGATCAGGTCAGCGCGCTTGGCTTCAAGATCACCGATCCGGCCTAGCAGCCGGTTGATGATGTCTTCATAGCCGCGGCGACGACGCTGAATAGTGGTTGATGGCCGTCCAGGCTCCTGCGGCTCCTGCCCCTCATCTACCGGATCAGTACCGCGAACACTGATGCTCTCAAGGTCAAGGTCCAGACCATCGCCTGCTTCAGCCTTTGCCTGGGCAATCAGTGCGCGTCTCAGCTGTAGCTTGGCGATTTTGATGTCATCGTCGAGCGACCCGACGCTGATCTCATCCCACATACCCTGCTCATCACTGGTCAGGGTGTCAGAGTAAATTCCGTGCTTTCTGGCGTTCTGGTTGCCCTTATGTGTCTCAGTGGCCTTGCCACCGTGCATCCGGCAGCGGCCATTGGGCATTGCCTGCGCTTGGCAAGGCTGGCCACTGCGGGTTTTGGCTCCGCAATGCGCCATATCTACCTCGCAGGGATTGCATGGGGTGTTTCTCGCTAAGGGGCCACCAATTGCATCCACTCCTCCACGATCCGCTGCAACACGGGCTCGGTCAGGATGCTGGATGGCTGCCTTCCGGTCGGACGATTATGTAAGTGTGAATCGTGCCGCCCGTGTAGACGTCTCGCTTCATGGCGGCGCGGACGGCCTCTTCGGCGGTTGCCCCCATGTCCATCGCGGCCAGGGCGTATGCCGATCCACTGCCGATGGCGTCAGGGTTCGCCGGATCTAGCGGCTGCTTCCAGACACCAGTCTTGTCGTCAACGCCAACCATCATCAGCGCGTTGTCGTCTACCACGAAGCCGGAGCATTCGACCGGCGCGGATGGTGGCGTGCCAAAGTAGGCCGCGATCAGGGCCTTCTCGTCGCAGACGGCGCCGGACAGGAAGAAGCTGACGCCATCAACTACCTGGCACTTAACGCTGTTATCCGAGACGATCGAGCTGCCTCGGGTCTGGCGTGAGTCGTATGCGATTACGCCGTCTTTGTAAGCGATGGTCGTCATTCGCCTCCACCCTTTCCCGTTTATCTGCCTTGCGATGTTGTTTTCGCCAATACCGCCAAGCCTCACTCCCCAGCATCAGGCACACACAGGCGGCTAGGTAGGTGAAGATCAGGATGGCGTGGAGGCGTTTCACTGTGCCGCCTTGAAGCGAATCACTGTGCCGCGCCGAATCCACTGACTGACCTTTTGCCAATCCGGGTCAAGTCCAGTGATGCGAGAGGCTGCAACCACTCCGGCGAGATACAGGCGCAGCCACCAGCGAATCTTGACGA